TTCAAGCGTAGGTTCTTAGCAGCAACGCAAGATAAGAATGTAATATCAAGCGCCATCAGAGTAGATGGTAAAAGACAACACAAATACTTGGGTATCAAGTTAACAGAAAAGGCACAAGCCTATGTTGATAAACAAGTCTTCTTTGAAGAAGAGGAAATATTTTGAAAAAGAAACCATACTTTGTAATTAAAGTGCCTATCTTCCCAGCAAACATTTATATCTGTTTGGAAGAGAAAGCTTTTAGGCAACTGCTTAAAGATAAGAATGTGCTACAAAAGATCGAGTACCTTGAAGGCGGTGCTATGGCAGAAGTACATACCACTCCCACAGCAGATGGTGCTACTTTAATATCACTAATCTTCGATCTGAATGTTATTAAGGATTTAGATTGTACAATTGTTCATGAGTCTGTTCATTTGGTATACCGAATATTTGAGTACATGAATGAAGAAACACCTGGCGAAGAAACTAGGGCGTATTTAACTGAATATATTTTTAAAGAAATTAAAAGGATTTTAGATGAGCCTAGTATTAGAAAAAGATATAGAGAAATACTTGACCAAAAGAATCAAGCAGTTATCGGGGCTCTCGTTCAAATGGCTGAGCAGCGTGACGGGGGTGCCAGATCGAATAGTGATCCTCAACCAAAAGATTCTGTTCGTAGAACTAAAGACATTGACAGGAAAACTGTCACCAAGACAAATCCTCGTGTTTGATGAGCTGGGCGAGGCTGGATTTCCAGTACATATATTACACTCAAAGGAGGATGTAGATGACTTTATCGAACAAATATACTGAATATCATAAGACATATACCAAAACAAAACGGGGGCATGTGAATCGGTATTTGGTACGCGCCAAGAAAAGAGCTTTGGAAAAAGGTATTTCTTTTGATTTAGATTTAGATTATTTATATTCTATTGCTACAGATGCTTGCCCAGTCTTTGGTGTAGAGTTTTCTTGGGGTAGACAACAGGGTGCAAGGCATCGGTACACTCCATCATTAGATAGGGTTATCCCAGAATTGGGGTATATTAAAGGTAATGTGGTGTTTATCTCTATGTGGGCAAACACAATTAAATTAGATGCTACCGAAAAAGAAATTTATGCAGTTGGAGATTGGCTGCATTACAAAAGGAAAGAAGTTTTAGATGCTCTCAAAAAACCAATTACACCCGTACCAATTGAGCATGTTGTCCTTGGCAAACCGCATTCCCCACATCGGTTTGTTCTTGGAACCCGGACTTGGGAAGACCGCTACGGCGCTGACTATCATTCAGGAGAGTCCTCCTGGCAAGACCTTGATTGTTGCTCCCAAACGGGTAGCCGAGACGGTGTGGTCACAGGAATGTGGGAAATGGGAACATTTACGCTCACTTACAACGGCAAAAGTTATGGGCTCACCAATGGAGCGGGAGTCGGCCTTGAAGAGCTCCAGCGACTTATATATTGTAAACTTAGAGAACTTGGCTTGGTTGTTGGAACGCAATCCGAAGTTCGATTATCTGATAATAGACGAGAGCAGCCGATTCAAAGATCCCTCGACGAAACGCTTCAAGGCATTAAAGAAGCATCTAAAGGGCTTTAAGAGGCGTATCATACTCACTGGTACACCAACCCCCCAAGGACTGGCTGATCTCTGGTCACAGGTGGGTATATTGGACTTAGGAGAGCGTTTGGAGACTAGCCTTACTCGATTTCGTGATAAGTATATGAACCCAGGTCAGCGTAATCGACATACTGGGGTTATCTATAATTGGGTATTAAAAGATGGCGCGGCGCAGACAATTACAAATAAAATAGATGACATCTGCATGTCACTTAAAGCAGAGGATTATCTACAACTACCGACATTAAGTACCATTTACCACAAGATTGAACTAGACAAAAACGTAAGGGCAAAGTATGACACACTTAGAAAAGACATGGTCGTTGATATCAAGAAAGAAAAAATCACAGCTCCAACAGCAGCGGCACTGGCGAACAAGCTCCTGCAATTCACATCGGGAGCGGTCTATAACGAAGACGGAAAAGCACAAGAAGTACACCGCTCTAAACTGGAACGTCTTGAGTCGCTCATGGAAGAATCTTCCAGCCCCACACTTGTCTTCTACCATTTCAAGCACTCCCTCCAGCGGATACGTCTTCAATTCCCAGAGGCGGTGGTCTTGGACGATGACAACATTGCGGCGTGGCGCCGTGGCGAGATTCGTATGCTGCTTGCCCACCCGCAGAGCGGCGGGATTGGGCTTAATCTACAGTGCAACGTTGGAGACACAGCACAGACAGTCTGGTTCGATCTCCCATGGAGCTCAGAAAACTATATCCAGGCGAATGCTCGGATCTACCGCCAAGGGCAAGAAAAACCGGTTATCATACATCATTTAACTATATCTAATAGCGTGGATGAAAGAGTAGTAGCAGTATTAGAAGGCAAAATAACTTTACAAGAGGCAATCCTAGAATCACTTCAATTATGACAACAAAAATTCAAGCAGTAGCACCACGTTTATCGGATGAAGATCCAGATCCAATTGAACAAGACGAAACAGAAGGCATAGCTTCTAGTATTGTAGAAGGATCAGGTTGGCTACCATGGGATGCTGAAGACATCTCGGATATAAAACGACTAATAGCAAAAATGCCAGAAAAACAACGTAAAGTTTTAGATGCTTTCTTACAAGGTTTCAGTTATAATGATATGAGAATGACCGAAAAAACTTGGCGTTATCACTTTAACGCTGGGATTGAATTTATTAAACAGGAACTTAAACTATGAGTATTTTTATTGTAGAACATGAAGTTAAAGGCCAATCCTTGTTTGATACCATACGTGGTGTAGAGGACATTGATATTTCTATGTTTGAGCCAATTAAAACATTATGGGTTTGTGATAACGAGACAGAAGTCATGGCTGTAGAAGAAGAGTTAAGGAGAAAGCATGCACGACCCAGTTAATCAACCCAAGCATTACACAAGCCACCCCTCTGGAATTGATTGTATTCAAATTACAGAACACATGGGATTTAACCTCGGCAATGCTATTAAATATATTTGGCGCGCAGATTTAAAAGACGACGCCATGGAAGACTTACGAAAAGCACGTTGGTATATCGAACGTGAAATTACAAAAAGAACCAAACCCGTGTTTCACGAAATGGTAGACTGGGGTAAATATGTTAAACAAGTTGAAGAGGAGTGCGGCAAATGATGATAGAAATTGACGACGATATTGTCGATGATATTACAAGAATGTGTTTGGCAAATAGTTATGTCGGTATTGCAGACATGATGAAGAACCCAACAGCATGGCACGAAGATGATGTTGCGTCTTGGAAAGAATTACTTCCAGCAATGAAGATTGTCGGTGCTTGGTATAGCGTTGATTTTAACGCCGATATTAAAAAGGCTAAGAAAAGAAAATGAATCCTAAAGTAGATTTAGAATCCGCCATCATGCTGGCATGGCAAACCAGTGAAGATATCGACCTATTATTTAAACATTACGGCGACCACCCGGTCCCAATGAGTGAAGATGAAGTGTTAAACGCATTACTTGGTATTAAGACCCTTCACGACATGCGTTGCGAATCGTTGATGGACAAGTACTGTCAAAAGATGGAATTAGATCAGTACTGCACTGATCCAGAGAAGTTAGCAGCAAGAGAGTTTTTATTTGGAACTAAACAACCTAAGAAAGGCAAGAAGAAATGACACAAGAAGCACAAAAAGACCCGTTAGATAACGAAATTTTAATTTTTAAATTAACAGTGGAGCAAACAAACCACGCATTACAGATTTTTGGAAACGCACCATACGCAGTATCAGCTCCGCTAATAGGTATATTTAGAGCACAAGGCGAGCCACAGTTTAAAGTTTTACAAGAAGCACAGAAAGCTAAAGATGAATCTAAAGAAACTCCTGCGCAGTAAAGGAATGAGCAACGATATTGCTACAGCTATTGCTAAAGCAGTTGAAAAGCAAACAGAAAAGATAACTGAGGAGGAGGAACTTAAAGCACAGTTAAAAGCTCAAAAGATGACCATGGATATTGTCCGCGAATTGTTCGGCAGTAAAGAGCCCCCAGTAGCTAAAAAAAGAACCATTATTACTCCAGATTAGGGGCGGTTTTTCCCTGTTTTTTGCATTAGTAGATATAGGAGCTCGTCGTGAGACGCCTCTGTTTGGCGTAAAGAAGCCTGACAGCCGGAAAGACGGCATTCACATTACACACATAGAAAGAAACAAAATGAATCCATTTGAATTACGCTTTTCCATTTTCAACACAGCTAAAGACATTTTAGTTAAGCAGCATGAAGCCAACTTGGCTGCGTGGGAATTGCTTAATAAAAGCTCTAAAAAAGTAGAAGAAGTTTCCCCGAAATTTCCAACAGTTGAAGAAATTGTGGAAAAAGCTATTGAAATAAACAAATTTATTAGCGAAACCAGCCAGCATGAATTTGCTAAACTCGGCAAACGTATCACTGGTACAACAGTAATATTCTAAACAACTGGGCCCCATAATGGGGTCCTCCTCAAGGAAATATCATGGCTGAACTAGCCCCACCATTAGAAAACCTACAAGCACCAGCAAACGATATACCCCCAGAACCAACTCCCCCCGCAGAATAATGGCAACTAAGAAACCAACAAAATACGTATTTAAACCAGAAATGTGCGACCGCATCATTGCTATGGGTAGAGAAGGTGCTTCCCAAAAAATGATGTTTGCAGATATTGGTATCAATAAGGGTGTGGCAGACACTTGGAAAAAGAACTACCCCGAGTTTGCTGATGCACTAGACAGCGCTGTAACTAACGCCCAAGCCTATTGGGAGCGTGAGATTCTGGCAAACGTCAACAACAAAGGCTTTAACAGCCGTTTGGCAGAGATTGCTCTCAGAGGCCAATTCCAACAAGATTACCGAGAAACACGGG